GGATGCTCCAGCACGCCGCCAGGGTTGGCTCCGTTGGCAAAGAAACGCGCGCCGTACTCCTCGGTCGCCAGTGCCATGCCGATGGCGTTTTTCGCCATGGCGATGGGGCTGTAGCCAACGAGACCGTCGAAACCCAGTCCTGGGATATGAAGCACTTCGTCTCTACGGAGCGTGATGTATCCGCCCTTGGGTTTCAGCCCGCTTTCATCCGTATCCCGGTAGTAGGTGTAGAGGAGCAGTCCGTTTGGCGCACGGCTGACATCCATCTTGCTGGGGAGCAGCGGGTACAGCGCGACCGGCTGACCTCTGCCGTTTCGGATGATCTGTGCGTAGGCGTTGCCCCAGAGCAGAAGATGGCTCATGAGGGTTTCCCGGAACACAAAAGAAGTCATTTCGGGATTCGGCTCGTTGTGGAGTAGCGTGTACAGTAGATGCTGCGGGAACCGTTCCTTTCCGCCGTCCACCCGATGGCGGTACACATGCAGCGGCAGCCCAGCGATGGCCTCCGAGAGGATGCGCACGCACGCGTATACCGCTGTAGTCTGCATGGCGGTGCGCTCGTTGACCGTCATCCCGGCTGTCGTACCGCCGAACAGGAAGGAGAACGCGCTCCCCACGCGGTCTTGGGGTTTGTCGCGGGAGTGGAACAGTCCGGTGAAAATACCCAAGTGTGCTACCTCCGAAGCAATAAAAAATAAGGACGGTCTTTCGATCATCCTGTCCAGAAAAGCTTACCCTATGCGCTTAAACGTGGCTGCGTATCCACTGTTCCAGTTGTGACGCGGATACTCTGCCGTCTGCCAAGCCTAAGCCCAGCGCGATCAGTTCGTCATCCGTACAATCGATCGGCATACCGTTCAATTCCAGAAACACCATCATCGCGAGAATGCCGACGCGTTTGTTACCATCAGCAAACGGATGATTGCACACCAAGGCAAAGCCGAGTCGGGCTGCTTTGGTCGGCAGGGATGGGTACAGATCCTGACCGTCGAAGGTTTGAAAGGGAACATTCAGAGCGGAGTCGAGCAGCCCTTCATCCCTAAGCCCGTCCAGCCCACCTGTTTCATCCAGCAGTAAGCGGTGCAGTATGAGTATCTGTCCGCTGGTCAGCCTTTTCATTTGGCAAGCACCTCAAAGGCTTTTCGATACTGACTCACCAGTTTCTTGCCAATGAGATTCACGTCTTCGTCCTTAGCGCTTTCCTCATTCTGGAACTGGCTGAAGGGAATCAGCACATACCGTGGCGTGTTGTTTTTTAGGATCACAGCAGCGCCGTTCTCATCCGCCATTCGGGCAACTTTGGAGAAATTCTGATTCGCATCAGTGATGGAAACCAGATTTTTGATGTTCACCTGCATGCTTCTCACCTCGTCTTCAGTATAACCGAAGATTAGGATAAATTCAACCTATTCTGTACCAATACCCACAGACGGAGACATAGAACTAGAGAACGAGCAGCCCGCGTTCGTTGTAAACGCTCTCGCTACTGCCGCCCCCGCAACGTATCGCCCGATCCAGCGCCATGATGGTCGCGACCGCGCCGTCGATCTTCTCCGTGGATTTCTCCTTATCCGGCTTGATGTTCCCGGCCGGGTCGGTTCGGACGTAGATATTGTCCATCATCCACCGAAGCACCGGATGCCCGCCATGGGCGAGCTTCTGTTCCAGTGTCAGCTTCATGAGTTCCTTGGTCGGCGGCGACATGTCCTTGAAGCCCTGCCCGAAGGGAACGACCGTGAAGCCCAATCCCTCAAGGTTTTGGACCATCTGCACGGCGCCCCAGCGGTCAAAGGCGATCTCCCGGATGTGGAATCGTGTGCCCAGGTCCTCAATGAACTTCTCGATGAAGCCGTAATGAACAACATTGCCTTCCGTGGTCAGAAGGAAACCCTGCTTTTCCCAGAGGTCGTATTGCACATGATCACGGCGAACACGCAGGTCGGTATTCTCCTCGGGAATCCAGAAGTAAGGCAGCACCTCATACTTGCCGTATGAATCCTCCGGTGGGAACACCAGCACAAAGGCCGTTACGTCGGTGGTGCTAGATAGGTCAAGCCCGCCGTAGCAGACACGGCCTTCCAATCGGGCAGCATCAACATCAAACGCACAGGCGTCCCACTTGGCCATGGGCATCCAACGCACCGCTTGCTTGACCCACTGGTTCAGGCGCAATTGCCGGAAGCTGTTCTCCTCGGCGGGATTTTGCTTAGCGCTCTCACAAGCGTCCTTCACCTTATCAATTAACACTGTGATGCCTAACGAGGGATTGGCCTTCTTCCACACTTTGGGATCTGTCCAGTCGTCCTCTTCCTTGGCGCCGTAAATGACTGGGTAAAACGTGGGATCGCGTTTTCGGCTTTCAAGGATATCCAATGCTTTTTGGTGGGTTTCGAAGCAGATGCTCTGCGTATCGGTACCCGCCGTGGTGATCAGGAAATAGAGCGGCTGCGTACGCGCATCGCCGGAACCCTTGGTCATGACGTCAAAGAGCTTCCGATTGGGCTGGGTATGGAGTTCGTCAAACACCACGCCGTGAATGTTGAAGCCATGTTTGGAGTAGGCTTCAGCGCTGAGCACCTGATAGAAGCTGTTTGTAGGCAGGTAGATGATACGCTTGGTGGATGCAAGGATTTTGACGCGCTTGGAGAGTGCCGTGCACATGCGCACCATATCGGCAGCCACCTCAAATACGATGGACGCCTGCTGCCGATCAGCAGCACAGCCGTATACCTCGGCGCGTTCCTCGCTGTCGCCGCAAGTAAGCAGCAGGGCGATAGCGGCGGCAAGTTCGGAGTTGTGCGTCTGTAAACACGAGCGTCCCACCAAATACCGGTGGGACGCGCTGCTTACCTGAATGCATTGCATGCCCCGGTTTACAATCGGCTCGATTTTCTCGATATAGCGGAAGTGGCTTCGCGTTCGCGGATTGCGCTCTACCGACTGGCTTCTCTTCCTGCGCAGCCCCGAGACCGGCGTATCCTTGAACGCTGTAAACTTGACATAGTATAGCGTTTCGCCGGTTTCTTTCCGTCCGCATTCCGCGCTGGGCCGGCTCCAGTCGATCCTCTGTGTGGAAACCGCCGTTTTGATCGCGTTTTTGATACCGAGGCTCCACAGTAACTCACTGACGCTTTGAGCAAGCCCACGCACCGTGGACGAGTAGATCGCCTGCCCTTTGCGATTGCTGACCGCGCCGTCTGAATCCATTAAGCCTTGCAGCAAGCGCAGTCGCTGCTCTTTGCCGGCGCGCAGATACGCAACGGGGATCACTTTGTCACGAAAGCTGTCGAGCAAAGCGCAACGAAGCGCCGGTATCCGGAATACGAGGCTGTTGCCTGTGTTTTGCCATACGCTGCCGACCGCGTGATAAGGCAGGATGTGTCTCAAAACAGCCGCGACATCACCGGTCTTCACGGTGATCTCCGGCTTGACCGCGTTTCCGTTTCCGAGCCAATAGCCGAATAGATAGGGCTCCACTGCCAAATTTGCGTCAGGCGTTTCAAGCGCTCCCGCCAAAGGGATCCGAAAGCGAAAGCTGCCTCTGTCACGAGGCAGGCTCGCCAACTCACCGGTTGTTAAAACGCACGCTTCTCGCTTTCCATGCGTGTATTCTCCGAACCACTGATGGTTTTCGCCTGCCTCAATGGCTTCGCCATCTTTGAAGGTAATGCGGTATGCGCGTTCGGCATAGTCTACGGCGCTCTTGGCGACGACGCGGCAGGGTTTCCCGCCCTCGTCGAAAACAACGTCGCCGACGGTGATCGCGCCCATCGTTGAAAATCCATCAGGCGTGGGAATCGGCGTATCAAGCGCTACTTGTTTGCCCATCTTTTTGGGGATTTCTACATAAGCCGTGTTGAACTGCCTGTATCCGTTGGGTTTCAGGATGCCGAACACATCCCGGATGATCTGCTCCTGCCAGTCAATCAGCTCAAAGGGCTTCCCCGCCCAGTTGCCTTTCGTGTGGGAAAGCGCCTGCACAAAGGAGACGGCGTAGTCGGCGGTAGCCTTGCTGTATACGCTATCCCTGGCTTTGAAGAGCGTTGGGCTATATCGGTGAAGCTTTCGCACATCTCGGCCTCCTTTGCGTGCATGAAAATGGCTCAGATCCGCAAAACACGGATCTGAGCCGATCTATCTGTACGGGAAGTAGCCCCTTGCGGGGCTATCCCGGTTGGTTTCGCTGTCAGTTGAACATCTTCAGCAGCTTCGCGTATACCTTTCTGCCATTCGCGTCCAGATCGTCATGATCCAAACCTCGGTCGTAGCCATAAAGCTCGACGCCGTTTTTGCGGATCGAGAGCTTGGAAATCCGACCCTCGTCAATCCCGTAGGAGGAACCTTCTTCATAGTACTTGACCCAGTATTCGTACCCGTCCATCGTGCCTTCTGTCCACATCGCGTTATCCTCCTTCGCGTTTTGAAGCTCGGCCTTGCCGCTTCGCATGTACATATTCGCTCTGAACGGCTTCAATAGCAAGTAGTATAAGGGTTTCCGATGTGTAGAGATATCAGCGGAAGATTTGTGTAGATTATGGCTGGACGGCTAATCCTGCTCTCCGATTTTGCGAACCTCGCCCATACCCCAGAGGATGCTCTTCTCGATGCCACGATCCCAGCGACAGAAAACGGTTCCGATGCTCCCGACGAACTGCACCGTTCCCTGATCGCCCGGCTTCAATGGCGAGGTGGGGTCAAGGATCCAAAGCAGCTCCACCCGCGTACCTGGCGGGAGGCGGTTGCAGAGCGCTGCCACCGCCTCGATGGGCGGGAACTCAATCATCAGCACCCTCCTTCTTCGCCGCGCTGCTTCGAAAGGCACTGTTGCCGGATAGATTACGGAGCATCACTTTTCTCGCTGTTTTGTATTCGGCGCCGACCATGCCCAGCGAGATGAGCCAAACCCGCATGGCAAACTTGGGGTTGTCCGTTTCCCGCTCCTTTGCGTTGATCCGCGTTTTGTTCAGAGCGGTCTGGCACAGCAGCGTGACGAAGGTGCGGTAGGCGGCCATCCGGTCGCTGTAATCGCTTGCCTTCGGATCGACGGCGGGAAACCATGGGAAGGCGATCCGGTCATCGTGGATCTGGATCGGCAGATCGTCAACCCCCAAAGCCATGCTGATGAGCGGCGCTTTGGCGTTGACCAGTCGGGTCAGGTTATTCAGTTTGTCCGGGGTAAAGCCCGTCAGCGGAATCTCGATCGTTAGCGAGTACCCGTCCGGAGCGGCAGAAGGATCCTCAGGCGCACAAGTCTGTGGCAAATCATCCGGTTGATTGGCGCTCTGCTCCAACGATTCGCTATCTTCCGGGAAAGCAGCCTCGCACTCGAACCCTCGCTCGGCGAGACCTTCCAGCAGCATTTCGACCTCCTCGCTGTCCGAAAAATCGGAAAAGCTCACCATGCCCTGCTTGTCCACCAGATAATCTCCAACCGTGTAGCTGAACGAGGGGGCGCCGTTGTACCGAGGTTTGGCTTCCAGAAGTTCCGCCATAGCGGCGACGAGTTCCTTGCGGCGTTGTCCGTTTACGTTGTACCTGACTTCCATGCGACCGTCTCCTTAATGCTATTCTGCTGTCCGACATTGCCGTTCAGCATGCACATATTCGCTCTGAAAGCCTTATATAGCAAGCGTTTTATGAGATATTTGGGCGAAAGAAATCATACTGGACAAGATTCTGCCCGCTTTGCTTGTATGGTTTCCACGATCCCGCGCAGCACATAACACACGCAGGGCAGCGCGACCCCGTTGCCCCAGAGCTTGTACTCAGCGGCGTCGGAGTAAGGGGTTTTGAGCCACTTGACAATTTGTTTGCGGCTCTTTGGCTTATCCGAATTCCCCATGATCCGGCGATGTGTTTCAAAAATCTGTTGCCACCATGCGATCTCGTCTTCGGTGGGAGTCGGGGTACCCAGCCCGCTGCACCACCCGTCGGGGAATCCCTGCAACCGGGCACACTCCGTTGGCGTCAGCCGGCGGACGGTGTAGTGTTGCCTGCCCACGACGGGCGCGTCTTTATAATCTCTCGCCTGCAGGCAGGGGGACTGTTCGCGGCAGACCTGCGTGAAATCACCGGTGGTCATTGTGTAGGCAACGGATGCGTTGTCATCATTGGGAAAAGCGGATTGAGCGCATATGGCGATACCGCCTTGGTTGCACGTTGGGTTACCGCCGCTCTGGTCGATGGTTCTGGCGGTCCGCGCTTCGTAGAAGCCGACCAGCGGATTGCCTGATTTCATACCTTCGGAATCCATAGACCCTATACCATAGGCAACGGGAACATGGTCGATTACGACCGCCGTCTGGTTATCACCTGCGTCCGCGCGAAGCGTCCCTGCATGCTCTGCCCAGCAATGCCCGCCTAAGCGGGAGGCAGCTCCGGGTTCGAAAGCGACTGTTGTTCCAGCGCGATCCGCAGGATGTCGGGCAGCCGTTTCCGCCGCAGGGAAGCCCGGCGCAAAATCCCTTGACACGCCTTCGCGCTCAAATAGAATCTCGCCGGCACGCTCGCTTCCAAAATCTGCGACAAGGTAGATGCGACGGCGCCGTTGGGCGACGCCGAAGTATTGCGCG